AGTTTTGGAAAACCATGCAGGACTGTCACCAAACCACATCCGGTACAGCCTTTTACCTCTAACAACCTTGGTATCCAAATTGTTCTCGTTCATGTTTGTTAAAAGAAAAGTGGGCAACCCTTGCGAATCACCCACATCGCCGCGGGGCGAGAAGTAAATCACCATTGCTCACGCGATCGGAATTGTCAACCTCAATTCGGCACTCTGCCTTGCAGGTTGTCGTAGTCCCAAAAATCGTAACCAAAACCAGAACTGTCTTCTCGATCGTCAGGCTCAGCGTCACACGGAACAGATTCCTTATGCTTCGACCGCTTGCGCGATGTCTTCGATGCTTGGGATGTCGTCGTTTTCATCGGTAAAATAAGTGCCGCTTTCCTCGGCATCGGTGATTGTTTTTATTCCCTTGCTCACAGATTCAATGTCGCACTCGATATGAAACCCTTCAATCTGTTTGGCGTTTGTAATTGCCTGCTCAACGGCCTCCTTGAGCGTGTTTCCAAGGCCAATGACGGCCCCCACGCGCGGTCCTTCGTTCATCGGAAGCACGTAAAACACGTCGTCGATCTTAGTGTAATTGCGCAACTTTACAAAAGGCTCAATCTCCTTTGGAAAATGAATAGCCATCCAGTTTTTCTCTGACCAATCCGATTCAACGCAGATTTCCACGCCGTATTTCCACTTCTGAATCGGGTCGATCAAATTGCCGTCCGCGCCTTCCCAAACGCACTCGGCGTAGTTCTCGTACATTTCCGGGTAAAGTTCACCGGGAGGGGATGGAGTTCTGCAACAAGGATCAATAAGCACGCCGTTGCGCAGTTCGCTTGAGAAATTTCCGCGATAGCCAAGGCGCTTCATTTCTGGACCAAGTTTTTTGTTTACCAGCTTCACAGTGTCCGGGAGTTTTTCGTAAGGCATTACCCGGCCAATCAAGCCAGAGCCTTTGATCTCGTACCCGAGCATCGCCAATGACGGAAACCCGCCGTCTATGTTCCAACCGTCGTAACCCTCCTCCTGCGCGTTTGGAATGTCATCCTCTACGATGAATTCGGTGTGAGGCGCTTTGGCACCCAATCTCCATTCCAGTTCCGCCACGCGCGGTTCTGAAAGCGTCCATGTCAGGTGATGCCACGTCTCCCCGTCAGCGCGAAACGTTGACAGCTTTATCCAGAGATTATCCCTGCCTTTGAGTTCATCGCGTAGGGCCTCAATGCCGACGATCAATTTGGCCGGAGCGGTTGGCAGACCGAGCTTCTTCATCAGCAGCTTCGTGTCCCACCGAAAGTTTTCCAGGTTCTCACCCTTGCCGCTGCCCCAAACGCGCTTTCCTTTCTCGCGCAAATAAACCTGCAAATCGCCGTCGCCAAGGTCGGGGAAATAAATCAGGTCAGCCTCGTCAACGTGATCGAAGAAGTCGCGCACTCGCGTGAGGTTGTCCACCCCTTCACCGATCAAGAGCTTGTTGCTGCCCGGGTACGCGCCTTTCCACGGCACATAGTAGAGAACTTCTCCGAAGGATTCACCGAGCTTGGCGGCGCAGGATTCGAATAAACCATAATCCCAAACAAGACATCGCCTGGATGAAAGGTCAGTTGACACAGTACTGGTTTACGGCCGCCATCGGCCCGCCATGACGTGGCTGGTTATTTTTCACCGTTGGAACCTTCGCGCAACGCTTTGAACCGGCTGCGGTGCGTTTCCGCGGCGGCGGACAGGTTTTTCCTTTTTTCATCGCCAAGAGCCTTTATGTTTTTTCTTTTTTCGTCAAGAATGGTTTGGACGGCCTTCTGGCGCTGAGTGGCCGCGAACTTCTGCTTGCCCTGTTGAAGTTTCTGCGCGGCGGCGGCGGCGGAAGTCTTGCCCTTCACCTGAGCCTGCATCTGAACGGCCTGCGCCTTGGCAAGAGCGGCGGGGTCTGGTTGTCCATTCTGTTTCTTTTCTTTCTCCGCAAGGTTCTGTGCAAATTTCTTGAGCAGGTTTGTGATTTGACCAAGGACATCGGAAAGCTTCTTCGCCAACTGCTTTTCATTCGGGTCTTGGTCAATGCGCTTGATAAGGGATTGGACGAATTGCGCGACTGTGGACATGCCTTGCAACGTTTCCTGGGTTGTGATGTTTCCGGCCTTTTCGATGTCGTCACATTTCTTGCCCAAGAGAGTAATCAAAACCTCGCATTGCTCAATCGGCGAGAATTCGGGCCGCTCGTTGACCGGCACGCCTGTCATCAGGGTGCCAAATTTATTCTCCGCATCGGTCTGCGCGTCGGTGACTCCGGGCTTGCCAAGCGGCACCCAGCGTTCCGCCGTTCGCGGGTCAGTGTTGAGGATGGCAAACCGCTGCAAAATCTCCTGTTGGGCGGCTGGCGGGAACTGCTGCCTCGCCTGCATCAGCATTTGAACCTTTGCCATTTCCATGGTTTGATTCCCTGATCCGCTTGGAATTTCCGGTTGAACGTCCCACAATTCGACGTTCAAAAACTCGCGCGGGATTCCAAACTTGTTGGCGTCGTCCAGAAAATCAATCACATCCTGGTCTTTCGAGTCGGACAAACAGAACCGGCGACAGATTTCTTCGTAAAGGAACGTTTCGTAAATGTAGGCCCGAATCAAAATGGCGGCGGTCATAGTGTTGACCTGCTGCATCTTCACCGAAGTCTCGAATGCGGTCTGCTCCTTCTTGGTGCCGGTGTCCGCCTGTTGCGTGTATTGCGCCGCCTTCTCGCTCTGCAACTGCTTCATTCGGGCCATCACCATTTCGACAAGCTCCGGATCGATTTGATGACGCTTCTCTTTTGAGACAATGCTGATGCCGTCTGGAAGAAATGCCTGATCGAAAAGGTTCACCATCTGAGCACGACTTTTGCCAGCCGGGTCACTGGCCTGGAGCCACACGTTGAACTGCTCAAAAGTGTGCTGGATGAGGCGGCAGAGCATCAGGTTCGACCAATAGCACGGCTCCATGAGCATGAATCCAAGCGAACGGACGGCGTGATAAAGAAACGGGGCCTTGTTGCAGAGGTTTCCAAATTGGCAATGCAGAATGTGATCAAGAGACGCCGCAAACGGTTGTTCCGTGGCGGGTTTACCGTCCTGATCGGTGGCGGGTTTGCCCTCCTGATCGGTTGACGGGTCAAACAAGAATTCCTGCGTGTCTTCGCCTTTGGTTTCCTGCGCTGGCAGCACCCTCATTTTCCAAGTGCATCGGCCATTGTCGTCGGTATCTTTGAAAAACAGGTGGAGCAGCGGAATAGTGGGCACCGCATCGCTGGTGTAATACCCGTTTTGCTTGACCAACTCCCACATTTTTTCCGGTTGACTGTTCCAATCGTAAGTCGGAATACTTTCCGTATTGTCTTGGTGATACTCGGCAAGAATCGCCGCCACAGCCTTCTTTTTCCATCCTCTGATGGCGTTCTTGCCCCACGCGCGTTTCGCCAGTTCCCCCTCAGTGTACGGATACCGGATGGCGAACCATTCCATATTCGAGAAGTCAACCTTCGTATCGGTGGGCACGTAGAGGTCTTCGATGGCGACGTAATCCGGGCACCATTTGGTCTTGTCAAACCAGCCGCACGGGCCGATGCCGTGTGCCACTACCGAAGCGAATCGGCTGTCATGCAGCGCGAAGTAATGCTTGGACTTGCGCATGATTCGATTGATCTTGCGCGTGATCCACGATTCCCATTTGGCCCTTTTATGCTGAGGAACATTCGCATCGTCAACAAATTGAACCGTAAAAAATCGTTGCGAATGGTAAAACCCGGTTAAGAATTGGCTCCTCGCCTGCAAGTGAAGTTCTGCCTGCTCAAGCCAATTGGTGTTGACATGAACATGTGCGGCGGCGGCTTCGTCTGCGGTCAGTGGAGGCACGCCGTTGGCCGCGTTGTTCACCTTGGCGCGATTCTCTGACCGAGATGTGCGAACATTCTCGCCAGCGTTGATGGCGTCTTGGCAATCCTGGACAGTCTTGAAAATCATTCGCTTATCTCTTTCTTGAACCAGCAAAAGTCTGGAAGGCGATTTATTTCTTCAGTCGGCGTGTGAAGCAATAGATTGGTCAACGGCATCTGCACCTTCACCCGCAAAGCGCAGTGGCAGACAAGGCACGATTTAAGGCCGGAGACGTTGCGCTGCGAAGGCAGTCGGATTTTCCACGTCGCCACACGCCCAAGCCAGTCCCAAAATCCCCCTTTGCGATTGAAGGCGCATCCAAGGCAGACTTGTCGGCGGGATTCAGCAAGTTCATAATGCGCCAGCAACCCGCCGCTCAGTATCCATACCCGAAGCGTCTCCGCACCGCGAAATAGTTGGATGAGTTTCATTGGTTTACAGCGGTTCCGCCGCACGTCCGGCACCCTGGCCCGTGCCATGCGGCAACGAGTTGATCCCAAGGCGTGTCGGTATTTTGAACCCATTTGGAGTCGGATGGCAACCGAGCGACAGTGAAAGCATCCACATCTTCGAGCGAAGAAACAATATCGGCACGCGCGAGACCATTCCCTTTTCGGAAGGTGGACACCTTAGCGGCAAGTCCGCCAATTTCCGGGGTCGGCCCCCAGCGTTTTCGTAGCCTGTGCCCGTCCGCCTCGAAATATTGTTCATACCAGAAGTCTCCGGGAGGCACCTTGGAATGTGAACTGAGGCGCAACATGTCATCGGTGGGACAGCATGTGTTTTTGCAGCATTCCGGTGTATTTGGACGCTTCTTTTTCCAGCCAACCGGCAGGCGCGTTGTCCACCAAAACAGGCGCTCCCAAATTTTCGATTTTGAATCCAAGTCTTCGCGCAAGTTCCACCATCGTTACAAGATTGTCCATTTGGTCAGGACTGACGATCATTTTCTTCCGGTCTTGCGGGTTGTGCTTGGATTCGACGAAATCTTTCTTGCCGTGCCAGACCCCGATTACGCGCTCGCAGCCCTCTCGCATCGTTGGCAAGTCCAACTCCCGCATTTGCTCCGTGTGAACCATGTGTTTTACGCTGAACCATAGTTCGCTGACCATATCCCAGTACTGCTCGTCGCAACGTTTGAGGCGTTTGTCGCCGGTCTTGTCGTCAATAACAAACAGGTCGTGACGCACCGGGCGGCTGGAAGGTCTTCCGCCGAATTCCACCGGCACCGGCACAACAAGCCCCATCAACTTCGCGAATGATGCTCCCAAAGAACCGCGTCCAGTCGAGTCGTACGCCAACTGGTTGAAAGGTATGCTGGAGGCCATCATGCGTTTGAATGTCCACAAAGCGATTTGATCTTCCGGTGATTCCTTGATCTTGTACGATACCGGAATAAGTTCAGGTTTCCCGGCGCGAAGGATTTCGCGGTTGTCATGTGACAATCCGAATTCACCCTCACGGAAAACGCAGCGGTCGCCGCCGACTCCGCCGTACGCCGCGTCAATCGACGCCACTTTGGTGCGTTCCGTTGAATCCCAAATCGCCAAGTCGTGCGCGCGGTGTTGCTTGCAAAATTCGGGCGTCCAGAAGCGGTTGAACATCATGCTGGAGCGATAAACGCCAATGCAGTCGCGCAAATATTGGAAGCTGTCCTTCGTGTAAAACGCCTCAACCTCCTGCATCCCGATGCGGTTGACCATGTACGGATATTTGATTGGCTCGGTGTCGGGATAATCAAAATTGGGGGAGTCCGAGCCGACGAAATTGATTGCAACCCCATCCATCCATTTTGTGGCCCACACGTCCGTTTTAGATGGCTCAGGGCGATTGTCCCACCCTTCCTTTGGCTCACAAAACCGATGCAGACAATCGTTCGGCTCAAGACTGATGTTGCCGATGGCGATACCTTTGAAACCCGGAGATTGAACGAAATTGCCGTAAGCATCCAAGTGCGAAGGCCCCATAAATTGCATTTCGTCCGCGGCAAGCCGCGTGCGCTTTTGCTTTGCCCCCGCGTATTTTCCAAGACCGACGTACTTGCCGTTGGACATGCACGGAATGCAGATGATCCCTTTGGTCAGGACGCGGGCTTTTTTCTTCTTGTCGTGTTCATCAAGCGAATCAGTGGTGATGCACTTAAATCCGTCCAGCACGTTGCCTGGCATGTCAGGTGAACCGACGCGCTCCCGGTACTCGTTGCCCCTGTTGAAAAGCTCCTTAATTTTGCCCCATACGCGAAGTTCCAAGCCGCGAACGTCCGTCGATGAAACGATGCTGAGCGTGGCAGTGGGAAACAGCCAGTAGTCCAGCAATATCCATTTCCCAAGCCGATAGGTTTTGTTGGCGTTGGCCGGCCCGATTCCACCAATGCATTTGTGCGCCAAAATATTCTCCAGAAACAAGTCAGACCAGCGGTGATGATCGTCCTCCGGCCATAGCAGGGATTCGGCGGCCTTCCAATGGAACATCATCCCATTGCCCAACTCAATGCCTTTCAGCGTGAACCTGCCTCCCTTCCTCATGCAGTACATCTCGATTTCCAGCGGGTCGTAAAAACGCTCAGCGTCCCAGTCCATGCCGTATTTTCGGATAGTTCTTGCCATTGCGCGTGAGGTGCGTTATCGGAATAGGTATCGTTAAAGTTGTTTGAAGTCAAAGGAATAGTGATTTTATGCCAGCTACATCGCCCTGTGTCCCTTGTTCAACAGTCCCTCAAAATGTAGCGATCCCTGGCGTGGCTGGGTTGAGCGCGTATGCGGCAGTAACCAACCCGTTCACGATCCCTGCTGTGGCGGCCAATGTAAATGTCAGCGTAAACCAAAGTTCATCTTTCGTTGAAGGCCAGAATGTGTTCGTTGGACTGTCATCTGCCACGGGCGCGAATTTCTCAGTTTACTCGGTCAACAGTCCCACTTCGATAACGCTGACCTATTTAGGATTTGCCGGCGACTTGGTTGTTGGGGCAGTGGTGCCAGTCGGATATTTGGTTGTGCCTGGGACTGGCAATGTAGCCGCCTTGACCACTCTTGGATTCACCAAAACAACATCGCCTTTCAACATCGCAAGTTCCGTCACGATAAGTGTCGGATCCTCCGCCGCCTTCGCGGTTGATCAGCAAGTTTTCATCGCCAACGCTACGCAACGCATCAACGCCGTAGTCACGGCAGTTCCATCCTCAAACTCACTGACGGTGATGGCGCTTGGGTTTCCTTCGGATACGGCAAGCGGCACCATTGGGTCAGGGGCACTGGTGACATCCGGCAGCGGTAACGATTCCAGTTTCGGCAGCGCGACAACCCTCTCTGCTCCATTTGCCATCCCAGCCGCAAACAGTTCTGGAAGCGCCGCCGTGTTTGGTCTTAATGTCACTGGAGGAATTGGCCCAAAGTACGTGGTGATCTATTCGCCGACCGGCGGAACGCTTTACGGCACGTTTTCTGTTTCCGCATCCAGTTTAACCGGGTTGACTTTGACTCCGCTGTTGCTGCCTGGAGATTCGCAGTCCGGGACATTTCCTGCCGGTTCGATTGTGCTTCCTGTTGGCGCAGTATCCGCGTCGGGATTTGGGCCGGGAATTACCGGGGACGTGAGCGGCACGCAGATGGCGAAATACCTGAGCGCAAACGCCGGGTCAGGATATGCAATCACTACGTCACCGGCCAATATCACCATTGGCGCGGTGCCGCTTCAGATCACATTGCCGCTGGCTGGCACATATTTGTTATTTGGCTGGGTGAATATTAACTGCGTCGGCGCAACTTTCCCAGTGACCGGGAGCGGCGTGAGCAATATCGCCTTTGTATTTGTAGGTTCGTTTGCTTCATCATTCGCGAACACGCTGATCGTGCGTCCTCGCGTCGGCGCGTCAACGGCCTTCACAACGCAATCGGGCACCCTTGAGACGCCGACGATGCCGCCAGCAACCGTGATCGTTACCGGCCCAACTTTTGTCAATTTGCAGGTTGTTATTGACACGGCCCCGACCGCTGGAAGCGTGGAGGTAATTGCCGCAGAATTATTCGCTGTTAAAATCGCGTGACATGCCGTCGCCACCTTCCAACTACATTTACGATGGATTCCTTTCTTTCGAGGCTGGCGTCAATGGCGGGGTTGCGCCGTTACTGCTCCCAAAAAATCAGCTTGCCACACTGATCAACGGCACTTTGCGGGGCACGTTTATCACCCCGCGCTCGCCGTATCAGGAGATTGCCCTTGCAACCCCACTGCCGCCACTGTTGTTTCAAGGCGCTTCGTATTACAAGCCGGACACCGGGCCGGAATCGGTATGCGTTGCGCTTGGCGGGCGGCTGTTTCAAATAATTCCTTCGGCAACCACGGCAACGGTTATTGAGCAGACGATTCCACAAGACCCCAACCCGCCGCAAAACACGATTGCGTGGCTTTGGCAGTCTGAACGATGGCTGATTTGGAATGATGGCGTGAGCGTGCCCATTTTCTTCGACGGAAACACCCCGACGATTACGAGGAGGTCGCTTCAATATGCGCCGCAGTTGTACACCACCTTATCAGCGTTTGTCGCACCGTCAGCAGTGGGCGGAACGGTGGAAATCCAGTTGAGCGCGCCTTACACACAAGGGCCGGACTTCCCTGTCGTCATCAGTGCCAATCCAGAGGCGAGCCTGAGCGCTGATCCTAAAATGGATTTGTACACGCTGTCACCGGCAACTGGCGCGACACTCACCTTGACCAACGTTGGCGATCACCGTGTTGGGAAAACTGTTTTGGGCGCTCAAAATGTTGTGGTAAACTCGGCTTTCCTTGGATACGTTGTGGACGCCACTTCTGTCGTTGGGCCTGTGTATGTGCGCGGTAAAAACCTTGTCCAGGATTGGACTGCCAACATAACCTTGTCCGCAACTTATCCCGCAGTGTCGGGTCAAACGCTTGCTTATTATTCGTACACCGTCACTCAATTTGTTGGGGCGCCTTTTCCAACTCTGCCGGTGCCAGGAAGTCCATTTTATGCAGGTCAGACCAATGACAGCATCATTGCCACAACGATTGCTGGAAACATTGGTCAATTCGTAGTGCCGACTCCCGGCCAGTCGGTGACGATCAATATTCAAGCGCCGTATAACGGCCCGCTGCCACAAAATGTTTTCATCAACGGCTATCTTTACCAAGTCACGGCTGTAAACAACAACATCAGCAATTTGGTAATCGCCACGCTGCTGAGCGGCACCGTCAATCCTTCCCCGCCGCCAGCCGAATTGCCAAACACAACCAGTCCATACGTTGCTGGCGCAATTGTGCAATCGTCCGCCGCCGGGGCGGAATTGCCTCCGGGCCGAATGGGCGCTTATGGTCTTGGCAACAACTGGGTCAGCCTGCCGGGCGGATACACGTTCATGGCCGGGGATTTAGTCGGAAGTTCGAGCGGAACCAAACTTTACAATTTCCGGGATGCGGTTTTGAAGGTAACGCAAAACGCCCTGATCGTTGGCGGCGGGAATTTCTCCGTGCCCAATACCGGGGGTCAGATTCAAGCGTTGGTATTCGTGGCAAACCTTGACGTGTCGCTTGGGCAGGGGCCATTGGAGGTGTTTACAGACACTTCAGTGTACTCATGCACGGTGCCGATTCTAAGCACAAATTGGCTTTCGACAACCAGCCCGATTCTCACACAGTCCTTAATTGCGAGTGGGGCGACCGCCCAAGACTCAACTGTGATTTCAAACAGCGACGTGATTTTCAGAAGTCCAATCGGAATCAGTTCCCTTATTCTTAGCCGCCGGGATTTCAACACTTGGGGGAACGTGCCAATCTCTCAGGAGGTGCAGCAGTACCTTGCGACCGACAGCCAAGCCTTATTGCCGTACAGCCGCGCGGCGGATTTCGACAATCGCCATCTTCAAACTCAAAACCCCGTTCAAGGGCCATTGGGGGTGTATCACACTGGACTTGTCGTAACTAATTACGATCCGATTTCCTCGCTGCGCGGCAAGTCCCCGTCGATTTACGACGGACTTTGGCAGGACTTGAATGTCCTGAAAATAATCACCGGCAAATTTAGCGGCGTGATTCGCTGCTTCGTGTTCCATTACAACATCACGGCAAACACGATTGAGTTTTGGGAGATTCTGCCGACAGCGGCAACGAACGCGATTCCGATCACAACCACGATTGAATTTCCGGTCTTCGACTTTGGTGAGAAAGACCCGCGCAGTCGCGAGTGGAAGTTTTTGGAGGATGGCGAAATCTTCATGGATCAAATCGACGGCCAGGTTCAGGTTCAGTCGTTTTATCGCCCGGATTATTCATCGGAATATCAGCCTTGGTCACAATTCACGGTGCCGGGATTGCCGTCGTATCAGCCGCGTCTTGGGTTGGATAAACCGCTCCGCGCGTTTGACGCAACGGCGGATCAGGGAGGAACCGGGCGGCGGTTTTCGGCGGGGTTCACATTTCAAATGAAGCTGGTGATTACCGGACTTGGTTGGCGGCTCATGGGCGGGCGCATTATGGGATCCCGACAACCGCAACCTCAATTCCCGCCTGCGTTGCCTTATACTCCTCCATCGTGATGTATGTTCACCTTATTTTCAGAAGTCCAAAACAGTAACATCGCAAACGTGACGAGTTGCTCGCCGAGCGATCCTCAATTCGGAGGATATGTCCAAGAGGCCGCGAAGCGGTTGCTGGCGCGCGGCGATTGGGTTGGCACTGTCGTTCCGATTCGGACGTGTGTTCAACGCGGTTGCCTGGTTTGGCCGAGATATGTTGACCATGTGCGTCGTATTGCCGATTGCCGTGGGAACATCCCATTGCACGGCATGTTTTTCGATTTCCTCGATTGGCACGATCAAAAGTGGCAGAGCCAAAGTTATTGGGACGGTCTTCATGCAGGGCATCGTCGCAACTGCATCAACAAAGGGTTCACGCCAGTCTTTCAGGACATCCTTGGCGAAGGCCGCTACGTGCAAATGAACATCGAAGTCCCGGAAGACATTGGGGCCACTTGCACACTCATCGGGGTGGATAATAACAACCAGCGGTTGCGCACGCGCAACGTTGACGGCATGACGTGGTCTGATGGCTGGACGCTCACAGCCACTACGCAAAATCAATCGCCGCAGACATCCGGTTTTGTTCGTCGAATTGACCGCGTGATAAAATCTCCAACGCAGGGGAACATGACACTGTGGGGCGTCAATTCAGCGGTTGTTTCCACGTATCAATTCGGATACCTCTACAACATCGACACCGGACAAAATGTTTCGCTCACCATTGACGGCTTGCCGGGCAGTCAGAGCCTCAACCTCGGCGGGGAAACTACGCCCGGCAGCGCGGCAATCGGATTTTTGTGGAACGCGGATTTGAACTCGTGGGCGCCGGTCGTCGCGCGTGGCACTGGGCCGTTTTACTTGGATTTCAACCAACCCGCAGCCAACTCCAAT